TATGTAAACCGTCAGGTCACCTTCCACCAGCGGCAGTCCTTCCGGAAAGGCGTCAGCGACAGACTTAGCCAACCCTCTGGCCTGATTCACGCCACTACCAGCAGGAGCGATGATGTTGAGCTGAAGAATGCCCTGGTACGTACGCAACTGGCCTTCCAGATCCTGCCCCACAGTTTGCGCCGGCAGAACGTAAACACGCCCGTAAGGCGCATTATCGGGGGGAGTGAACGCGATGTTCGGCCAGGCCACTGGCAGCCCGAGCGAGGAGCAGATAACCGCGACGCGACCTTCCAGCAGGTCAGCGATACGCATTGACTGGTCACCGGCCATTGCGCACCTCGCTCATTGCTTCGCGGAACATCTGCGCGGCGTCCAGCGCAGTGATGCCGACCATGCCGCCGGGTGCCTGACCTGAATGCCCGTTCTCCAGCGCTACCGCATAAGGCATGTTATTGGTGAAGTAAATCGAGCTGACCTGGCCCACCCTGAACACCTCGAGCACTGCCAGGCCGCGGGAGTTGGAACCCTGACCGGAAGCGTCCGGTGTATCGTTGGACTGGCTCGGCTGGCTATCGAACCCCACATACCAGTTGTTCTTGAAGCGCCCGCCGACATAGCCATCAGGCTTTTTGATGTCCATCGAGTCGTTGACGCGCAGCCCGCGCTTAAGCCGTCCGGACCTGGTCAGGTTGTCCGGATTATCACGCAGGGCAGCGTTATGATCCCGCACAGCATCGTTATATGCCGATGCCGTTTGGTTCACCTGCCAGATGTCGGGGTTACCAATTGGAGACATCTCCACCAACTGAGCGAGGATTTTAATGCCCGTCCTGCGCACTACCTCGTCCATCTCCTGCTTCGAGCTATCAACGAACAACTGAATGGCAGCCAGGAACGGCTGATTAGCAGAACTAGCCATACTTACGCCCTCAGCTGGATGTTGTAGGAAATCAGAACATCCGCAGGCTTAACCGGGTTCGGCTGCACCACGCGCCACTTTTTGCCATCGATTTCGATTCGGTCATCGATCCGCACTTCCGTTTCGGCAGTGGCCGCCATGCGTCTATCTCCGGTAACAATGAGTGAGCCATCAATTTCCCGCGGAGCGTACTCGGTTATTACCCCAGTCACAGTGGCAGTCACTGTCGGAGTGGTTACCTCTTTGCCGAACTGGTCACGGACGGTGCCGCCGCCGCGGGTAAGCTGGTAGGTTTTGCCATTCTCAGTCAGCAGCCGGGTCGCCGTCGCGCGCATACGTCGATAGTCGATTGGCATATCACCCCCTTTCGATGCGGATCTGATTGCCGCCCACCACCAGCCCGCGCAGCGATGAATAGAACCACGGGAATGAAGGCGCGGCTTTATTCGTGCCCGGTTCGTACTGCACTGTTACCGCGCCCTCGACGCGTTCCATCGTCACCGCCCCGCCACCAGCGACCGACGGCGTGAGGTCAATCTCCTGTGACTCGATAGCCAGACGGCACTGTGCGTCAACTAGGCGCTGCGGGATGGAGTCATCAGGAAGGTCAACGCCATCAAAGCGCACGCCAGAGCGCGGCCACGACAGCGGCTGCGAAGTGCTGGAGCGCTGGCCGCGCCAGGCCTTCCCTTCGAGAAAGTCCATAGCCTGCATAAGCATCTGGCCGCACTCGCCGTCATCGGCAGGTACGGTATACCCGCGCCCGATTGCGAACGCGCGCAGGTCGACAACGCTTGCGTAACTGTTGAAGTCAGGTGAATGGGGATCGGCAACCAGCATGGTTACTCCTCCAGACGCCAGTCCAGCGCCAGCCAGTTATCCACCTCGTCAGGGTGAACCTCAGCGCTCAACGGGCCGCCGGGGAACTCTGGGATATCACGCACCATGACCACCAGTTCAATACCAGGCTGGTCCTGCTGCTGGTCCTGTTGGGCAGGAGCATGTTCAGCGCCGTTCTGCGCCGCAAGCTTTTCAGCCTCACGCTGCGCGCGCTGCTCTTTAGTTAATCCGGCCATTGAGCCTCCTGAAAAACAAAGGGGCCGAAGCCCCAGTGGTTAGCCCATGATGATGGCGGAATGGCGATTCGCGATGTCTGCGACACCCCAAGCCAGACCCACCTCGTAACGCACCTGGCGGTACTGGCGATACAGCGCGATCTGGAAGGTGATGCCGGATACCGGATCGGTTACGTTCATCACGTCGTCGGCACTGTCGCCACCATCCGGCATTGCCGGGGTGCGGCACGCCAGCAGGAATGCGTTGCGGTCGAATGCCATGTTTGGCGCGAACTCGCTCAGCACGGTCACGGCTGCCTGGTCTGCCAGATCCTGACGCAAGCCAGGCGCGCCGATAGTGATGCTGGAAGAAGTGGCTGCGACAACCAGGTACTTATTATCGTCACCAGCAAACTGCACTGCGGTACCAGCAGCGATACCACCGGTACCCGCAGAGATAGCGATGATGATGTCGCCTTCTTGCTTCGCGCCGTTAACCTTATAGCCAGCAGCGGTGCTTTTCGCAGTGCGCTTGATGTTGGCCGATTCGTGCAGGTTGAAGCCCATCACGCGCCCGATGATGCCTTCGCGCAGCAGCTGGTCGGTACCGGCTTCGTTCGCTTTGAACAGTACGGACTGTTTGCCGCGGATAGAGGCCATCGCCTCGCCGCCCAGCACCATGCGCAGGTCAGTGGTTGGTGAGCCGTTATCCACCAGAATCTGACGCGCCAGCGCCATATCGGACAGATCGTCTTTGATGCTAAACGGCGTGTCTTTCGGTGCGCCGACAGCGCGAGAGGATTTGTAGTACTGCGCCGCCAGGTCTGCATCCACTTCATTTGCCAGCGCGCGGAATGCCTGTTTGAACTGGTCAGCCAGGATGATGTTATAGGTGCCGGACGGGCCGACCGCGAGTTGCTCTTCACCGTTCCATTTGACCGGAGCCATTTTGGATTTGGTGATTTGCACGTCCACGGTACCGATATTCTGGTCGCCGTCGTTCGGCGCGGTTGCTGCCGGGGTAATGTCAACGGTGGTAGCCTGAGGAGCTACTGGTGCGGTGACGGTCTGCCCTTTGGCGGCAGCATCGGCTTTGGCATTGCGGGCCACTGCCGGGATGAGGCCCACCTGCTCGCGGGACACAACGTCCAGCGCGGTGTAAATGGTAGGGATCAGACCAGTGAGGGTATTGGACATTCAGGTTTCCTTTCGATTAATCGACGATGGTGACGCCGTCTTTCAACGCGGTTTGCTTGCCCACGGTATCCAGAGCATCGAACGCACCACGCTTCATGGTTTTCTGCCCGGCCTGATGCTGCGACTGGTGAGAGCCACCGCCGCTGTTGCCGGACGCTTTGAGGATGTAGTCTTTCTGCGGATGTGACTCGACCAGGGATTCCAGCGCTTCATCGAAGCCAGCCAACTCGCCGGGCTTGGTGCGGGAGAACACCTTATTCCCCTGCCCGTCGTAAGCCACCACCTGGCCGTCTTCGATTTTGAAGTTCTGGCCGAAGTGGGAACGCACGAACTCAGCCGGGATCGCCATCTTCTCAGAGATGAACTTGGAGCCGCCGAAGCGCCCGCCGATCATCTCGTCGTAGAGCTGGGTTTCCAGCTGCTTGGTTTTGCCATTCGCTTCGTCCAGTTGCTGCTGGTAAACCTTAGTGATTTCGGCCTTCACCTGGTCAACGGCGCCAGCGTCGATCAGTTTCTTCTGGTCGATTTTGGTCATCATCTCCAGGGCTTCGAGTGCCTTGGTCGGGTCGCTGATGCCAGCGAATTTCGCGAGACTGGCTTCCGCCTGCTCCTTCGCTTCACGGTGAGTTTTGGCTTCACCGTTCAGGGAGGTGATTTTGGTCATCGCTGCGGCTGCGTCGAACGGGATCTCTTTGCCGTCATCATGGACGTACACAGGCATACCGTTTTCAACGACCACATTGCCGTTAGCATCAAGTTTGAGTTTCATTGTTTTGCTCCAGCCTTCCGGCCATTGGTAATAGGTCATCCGACCCGGTCACCGCGTCGCATCCGCTCAGCGGCAGGCATAAAAAAGGCCGCCCGGAGGCAGCCTGATGTTGATGAGGTTTGTGTTACTCGAACGCCGTCGCATCCACGCGGCGCAGTTCGTCCAGGGTAAGAAACTCCCCGGCATCATTGAACATCTCCGGCACCGTGATTTTGCCGTCACGTAGCATCATGGCGCGGGTGACGCCCAGCACCTGCTCCTGCCGTGCGTACGGTTGCCGGGTAAGCCAGTCGGCATAGCTGGTATGCGCTGGCACCTGCCCGTCCATCGACGCACGCGTAGCGCTGCTCAGTTCGCCTGAGGCTATCTGCAACTCCTCCCACGATTTCGTGATCAGGATTTCACCAGAGCGGCAGCAGAAGTGGATTTTGCCGGGGCCGCGCAGGTACGGAACCACATGGCCCAGCGGCTTGCCGTCGAGCGAGTAGAGTTTACGGTCCCGGATAATGCACCACTGGCTGGTATGCGTATCGAGCGTCGAAGACCACTGCTTGGCCTTCACGATATCGCTGTTGGCCTGGGCGAACTCCTGGCGCGCCGTGGCGGCCATATGGTTCACTGCAGTGCGGGTCACCACCGCCAGGTCGCGGCGGGATGCGTTGATAACCCCATCTTCACGGTTGAGTTTCGGCGTGCCGGCAACGCGCCGGACAATCTGCTCTACCGTTTCGCCCTGGAGGAAACCGGAGCGCACAGCGTTGGTGATTTTGTCCAGCCGGTCGGCTTCAAGCTTCTGTCCCCACTCTTTCAGCAAACGCCCCTGGAACGGCTGCGCCACTGCTGCGGCATAAACCTGCTCAGGTGCGATGCTCTGTAGCGGCACATGCTTAAGGATCTGTTTCGGAATGATGCTGCTGAACAGGTCCAGTTGATACCCGGCTTCATACTCAACGTAGCGCGTCAGCTCTCGCGCCAGCGCATCATTGACCGGTTCATAGGCCTGTTGGTTCAGGTCACGTACGCCAGCCAGCAGCGAAGCGAGGCGGCGGGCACTGTAGGTATCGGCACGCTTGCCGTCCAGCAGCACCAGCAGTTTGGCGGCCAGGTCATTATCCATTTTATTCAGCAGCGCCACCATGCGCCGGGCAACGCCATTACCGTAGCGGGTCACATACAGGCCATGCGCTATCGTCTCGTCCTGGAGCCTGTCATTGACGGAGCGGGCCATATCACACCTCGCCTGGTGGCGGTTCAGTCAGTGAGGCTGATTCAGCGAGCAGCTCGCTCAGCACCACATCGGGGTCTGCATCAGCATCAATGATGTTCAGCTTCTGTAATGACTTAATCGCATCCACCCGGCGAATATCACCGCCCTGGCGCAGCGACTGAATGGCCAGCGCCGCAGGAGGGTTGAACTCCTTCGACTCAACATCCAGTTCAGTGCGGACATCGACACTGCCGCCGTCTTTCTCGCCGATGTACTCGGCCATGATTTGCAGGATGTTGTCGATCGCGTCTTCCAGGCTGGTTGCCATCGTGTAGAGGGGCGACTGTTCCTGCATCTTCTCTTCCGAGGTCTGGTCAACAGACTTGGTCGAGGTGTTATCGGTACGCAGTAACTTAGCGCCCGCCTGGCGCATCTGTTCCACCAGGTCAGTCAGTGACTCTTTGCCGGCACCGATCGCTGCTCCAGAATGCTCGGTGTATTCCATTCCCTGTTTTTGACGATCGGAGAATGACGTGGCCGAGGAGGAGCCAATCACCAGTTCCTCTCCCTCCTCGAGTCCAAACACTGACAGGATTGGAACACGCACCACGTGCAAAATGTTGTCCTGCTCGCTCTGGCTCTGCCAGTGCTTGACGTTCAGCAGCGCCATATTCAGAAGCGGCGGAGAGCCGCACATAAAACCGGTGCGCTTGGTGTAGAGCGTGACCAGCGTTATGTCCTTGCGGGATGTGGTCCATTCGTCGTGCAGCGCCCAGTTCACCTGACCGTCGGCACCAGTGGCCTTGCGGTAAATCCGCACCTGCCCGGGCGTCAGCAGGCGAATCTGCTCGACCTTTGTCTGCCCAAAGTCGTCACCGTGCTCGACCACCACCTCTTTGATGCGCAGCTCGGTGAGCGTAACCTTGCCGCCGGTCATCTTCGACTTCCAGCCGATCACCTGGCGGGGATTCAACATGATGACATAGGGCCGCGCGCCGGTGGCTTTCTCATCAGCCTTGGTTTTCACCTGTTCGGCGTCCACCCGCGGATAATCCACCAGCGCATGGGACAGGCCATACTGCATCGCCAGGCTGAAGAACGCCTGCGCCCAGACATCGAGGCGACTGCCTTCAAGGTCGATATTCTTCGCGAACTCGCGCAACTGGTCCGGGACATTCTCGCCCAACTGAATTGGCTCCGCGAATACGCGCCCAACGTTCTGGTTGATGGTCTCTTCGTAGGCAGGAAGAAGCGTGGCCACAGCCAGGCGCTTTTTGTAATCCTCTTTATCCTCTTTCGGCCAGCGCGGCAGATAAGCCTCGCCAAGCTGACGCATGTACAGCGTGCCGCCCATCAGGGCATCGTTAATGTCCCACGCCTGCACCATGTTCCCATAGTCCAGATTGGGTGTTGAAATATCAGGCATGGAGTTAGAGCCTCAGGCTGGTGACTTTGCCGACTTTCTTCGGCGGTGAATGGAGGACAGCGTAGCGCGTGCCATCCCAGTCGTGATCTTCCTGCTGGGTGTCTACGTCGTCAGGATTCTTACTGTCGCGAACGAGCACCGGCACACGGCTTATCCAGCCCCGGCAGTAGTCGAATACGTAGAATGCTGGCTTCTCAGGCATGCCTGATTCCAGCTTCCTACCTTCAATGACTGCTTCGAGCATGTCAGCAAACAGGGCCGCGCCGTTCACACGCGAACCCGGTTTCTTGTTGGATGGCACCCATTTAACGCCCTGGGATTCCATTTTCTGGGCGATAGATAGCTCATCATCACCGGTGTTGTAGATGGCACCGTCAGCAGGGCCGGGAACCACCTTCTTGCAGATACCTGGCATGATGTTCAGTTGCCCCTGAGTTAGCCCGTTGAGTTTTATCTCCTCGGGCTCAGCAAGCTCTTCGCCCACCAGCCGCTTATCCACCCACGCTACGCCTTTGGCGACATTCGTGGATGACATGTTCAGGCCCTTGTTCAGCTCGTCAGGAGGGCAGCCATACCATTCGCCAATCAGGATCAGAGACCCGGCAGGCGGGCAGAACTGGCGACCATCCGGCAGCTCGGCGGCGGTGCCGTCGGCACGCGCCCACCAGAGGTTGGAGAACGGCTTCGATTCTCCCCAGTCATGCGAGCGGTCAACCGTCCAGCTATCCGGGATGCGGAACGGCTTGATGACATGCAGCGATGCGTTCCACAGATGGTCAAACCGCCCGCCGCTGGTAACGTCCCAGGAGCCCTCTACCCACGCCTTGCGCCGGTTCGGGTCTTTGATAGCCATCAGCGTCGCGATGTACTGCGGATCCAGATATGGGTTTTCTTTGAACGAGCCGTGAATCGCAACGCGGGTTAGCGTCACATCCTCTTCGCGCTCAGTCTGCGGGTTAAATACCTTCTGCGTTTCGCGAATGATGGTGCCGCGTGGCGCTGGCTCGATGAAACGCTTCTTCACCCAGGTATGGCCGATGCCGAACGGGTTGGTCGTGCTGAACGTTTCTAGGGGGATCGGCTTCAACAAACTGCCGTCCGGCAGCGGGTAGTTTTCCGGGCGGAACGACGAACGTCGGCAGGAGAACATCATCTCGTAGAACTCAGCAGACTGCTGCTTGGTCAGTTCGTTGAACCCGATAAACGGGAACTCCTGCCCGTGATAGTCCCAGTAATCGCCCTCTTCTTTCCCGAAGCGGAAAAGCAGCTCCTCGCCGGTAGGCCAAACCCAACGTAATTCACTGGCCGATGCCAGATAGCGTGCACCGTCGTTAAACAGGCGGTACATACGTTTTGACTGGGTAATGATGTCGGTGAGGTTTTTATACTCGGTATCAAAAATGACGCCACGCCAGAACGAGCCGTAGCCCAGACCGACAAGGCGACGGAAGCGCGCCAGCTGCGCGGCAGTTTTACCCGGCCCACGCGTTCCCTCGTAGAGTATTTCGTTACACGGGCAGCTCAGGGAGAGCGATTGCGACCCAGGCAAAGGTTTCCAGACAGCTTTGTAATTCATCCACCAAGAACCTCGCTCTGCTGTTTTTGTGCTGCCGCTTCCCAGCCTTCAACGCTATCGCAGGACGGGACCGGCATGACGTTATGAGTGGCAACCACGCTTTGCTCCACCTTCTGCTTATTCGTGTACACGTCGCCAACATCCTTTGCAGCCTGCTCCAGCAACTGCGCGGTCATGCCGTAGTTTTTCATACCCTCAGCATTCACGGCCATGCGGTTCAGGATGCGGAGTCGGTAAGCTTTATTGGCGATCGGGATGTCTGAAATTTCATTCTGAAATCGTTCGCGTGTTGCATGGAAAAGGTCCACCCACTTTTTAGCGAGAGCCTTTCCACTGACTTTTGTCGGATCGTGGGATTCCACTTGCTGCCTGGTGATTTTAATTCCGAATTCTTTCTGGACAGCCTCTACTGCTTGAGAAGGTGTATCGAAGCAGGCAAGCATCTGAATGATGAAGGCTTTCACTTCTGGTCTTAGTGCAGCCATGTTTCACCATCCGTCCAATTCAGTCCAATATTCAAGCCAGCTTCAACATGCATGTCCCGCACGCTCTGGCGATATCAAGGTGAGCCACTTCGGCAGGCCTGTTCGCTGCGTCCACCAGTTGTTGCACATCGTGACTGGCACCGTAGCGGCGAACGACGCCAATGAACTCTTCCACATCGTGGCCGCGCAGTTTCAGTTTGGGTAATCCACTGTCCCGATAGAATTTCGGCGCGCCAAATTCATCGGTTTCCTGTGCAATGTGGTACAGCTCATGCTCCACCAGCGCGCAGAACTCCAGATCAGAACACTGAGCGCAGTAATCAGCGGCCAGGGTGATGATGAACTCAGGGATGCGCCCGAACCACTCATGCATTTGCTGTTCCATTCTGGCTTTTTGCCAGCCACCAGCGCGCATCATTACCTCTTCGCATTGGCCCAGCACGGTGCGTCCTTTTTTGGAGAAGGCGCTGGACGCCCACATAAACGCGATATCAGCGTCAGCAAGGTGGAAGTGGTCGGGGTTATGAAGATGGCCGGATTCGGCAATGATTTGCATCTGTACCCACTCCCACAGTCCATCGGCGGGAATCAACCGAATGTATAGAGCGAATGACCTGCTCCCCGTTGATTAGTACACCCCGATGTTAGTAATGTCTTCATAAGCCACATGAGGACATCCCCATGAAGAAGCGTTTTTCCGATGA